CTCATACTGTCCTTTTCTCTAGCTTTTGGAATATTTCTGACCATGGTGCTTCCGCCCACGGCTCTACGGATGTATCGCATTTGACAAAATTCTACTTCAGATATATGAGTTGCAGGTACTTCACTGGTCATACGGAATCCAAGTTCTAAGAACCATGAATCCAAACCAACCATGAATTTCGCGAGATCACGTTTCTCCATAAACACCTGGCAATCATCACCATTGTTCATCAGATCAATCTTGACTCCACGAGCCTTGGCATATGAGTAGATCATTGCACACATAATTAGGCAATTGCCCAATGCAGTGTTCATATCTCCACTAAACCTACGTCCCTTAACTTTGTATTTAAGTTTGCCGTCATCACAATAACCAGCACCTTTATTATACACTTGGTAACGTAGGAGCCTTTTCAACTCTCTATCTTGTCTAAACATGTGGAGGTAAATGGAATGTTCCCACTCCAACATCTCCTTCGACACATGCATATCAAATTTTGTTGCGTCCAATCCTAGAGCTACAGGGTCCGAAAACCCACTCCACTTTTCCTCTACTATCTGAGCCACTTGCTCTACATTAAACCCTTTCACCACTGTGACAGGACTCCCAAACACACGAGCAATGGCGCGATACACGCTATGCTCAATGGGTTTAAGAAAAGTCCCCACTCCAATGTTATACACAGGACTACGGGGTTGAATGCATCTTGGTGCTTTTTCAGCTGGCACCTTTTCGCACTTGACGAATGCTACACTACGGGCATGCTCTTCCAGCACGCCCCGCTGATAGAACTCAGGCAAAGCATTAGCGTAAATTGATCTCTTGCGACCAGAATACATCTCAACAAATTGTTCAGGGGAAATTCTGGTGGATTGAGGCAATTGACGTTTAAGCTTTTGCGTGAAACTGTTCAGTGTTGCATCTATGTGTATCCTACATGGCACTGGTGGAGCCACGTAATCATTACCTACTTTACAGTAGTACATTCGTTCTAATAATGCGCAGGATAAGGTGTCGATATTGGGATCATTTATTTTTAAAGAGCGCTCTTCAGCTGAGATCCCTTGCACAATCAGCAAAGAACGCTCTCGGCAGGGCGCCTGGTTGTAGTTGACCTTCAAGTGGGGGTGCGTCAAGACACTTTTGTGTCTAACCCCGGCCAACACAGCCAAGCCCCTTCAACAGGAGTTTTGCGCAGCCATGGTTCCTCCAAACCATCGGCTACGATCCATCTGAGCTATTCTGCGCATTGATTCCCTAGAATTAATTAGGTCCTCAGCACGCAGCTGAAACTTCGATGGAATAAAAACGCCCACAATAACCTCATCGATCATTCGCTCGGTGTGGTCTGGACGTACTCCATGTAGCTCAAACATCTTAAGAGCTGCACGACGAACCGCTTTATCGTTCGCGCCATCCCGTTTCAAATGTCCAAAACGATTCTTCAATTGGGCAATCACTAACTGAGAGTAACTTGCCTTCTTGTGGACTCGTCTGTGGAGCCTGACCTCAATTGGAGCATGATCATATTCTGAACAGCCCTGTAAGGTCACCTTCACATTATCTGGGGGACATGACGGGGAAACATCTGCACCATAAACCACCACTGTGGTGCAGTTCTCTGTTGCATTCAATCGCTCGCACTTAAATGCCGGATCCACAACCACCAACTCATTGAGGAGGCAATCGGGTCTGACATCAACGAGACGTTGAACACTAGCATCAAGC